CGCTCGCCGAGGAAGCGCGGACGAGGGTCGCGCCGTGAACACCGACTCTTGCGAAATGATTTGTCAGCCGGATGACGATGCGGTGTATGCCGGGCCTCCGGGCAGTTTTTGCATAGAGACCCACGAGAACGGACAACGCATGATGATCTTCAAGTATCCGGATGGCGATGTTGGAGGAATATTCCTGCGCCCTGTCGTGCCACCGAACGCAGCCCACCCATCGTGGGAATGGGACGGCGACACCTCTAAACCAACGCTGACCCCATCCGTTCATCGGCTCGGCCGCTGGCACGGATGGTTTCGCGCCGGCCGAATGGAGAGCTGCTGATGTGCAACTACCAAGGATACGAATTCGGGGCGAAGTATCCGGATTCCGTGTGCATCGACGGTTGGCTGTTCGACGCTGACCACTGCGACGGCGACGGCAACCTATACGACACGGGCGATTATGTGCCATGCCCAATGTGCCGCCG